TGCGGACGGTTTTAATGATGCTTGTAAGCCAGCACAGCCAGCACAAGAACCTATAACTGTTCTTACAAGTACGGGATACATTGCAGACGAAGACGATGACATCCAAGTCTACCAACGCCCTTGGGTGAGGCTGACGTTTGCCGAAATATGCGATGCCGAAGTGGTTGCAACGGATGGCTTTAATAATTTCTCAGAACTGAAATTTGCCCGTGCCCTCGAAACCAAACTCAAGGAGAAGAACACATGACACAAGAAGACATTCAAAAAGCATGGAACCTAATGTCCACGCATAACAGTGAGTTGATGCTGGAGAACGAGCGTTTAAAACAGCAGCTTATGCAGCGGAGTCTGTGGTACTCAATCATACGAGCCGTCCGCATCTGGAGGAACAAGGAATGAGGCCAACAACCGCACATGAATGGTGGCTGCAAGAGCGTGAGAACCAGCTTGACATGGCCAAACGGTTTTACGACCTATTTGGGAATAAATCCGCAACTATGTGGCACTGCCTGTTTGCATGGGCAACACCGGACATCTGGCGTGACCCTGAACCAAGGAGAAGAACACTTGAAATGCCCAACCTGTAACGAGTGGACGACAGTCGAACAGACAAAGAACTTGGGTGGCTTTGTAGAGCGCAGAAGGAGATGCGCCAACAACCACACATTTACAACTGAGGAGCGAGTCGCGCCACCAAAGAAGCGCGGACGCCCATTTAAAACCAAGGAAACAAATGACAGCAGCCCTATCCCGTTATGACCCCACCAAAGGATGTTTTGTTTTGAAAGACCTTAAACCTAAATCACCCGCCAACGCATTTGAGTGGAAACGCTACGTCGTAGAAGAGGCCACACGCAGAGGCGAGAAGCCATCACCGTACGATGCTAGCTACGAGCGCAGCACAATGTCAACCAAGACCGTTGAGCGGGTGCGTGAACGAGACCCACTCTATGGAACTCTGGCGTTCACCAACAAGACAGAAGCCCTGATCGCACTGAAGCCCAAGCAATTCACCGTTTACAGTAAAGCAAAAGGATAACCTATGACCACCGAAAAAACTGACATTGATAACTACGCGCTGCCTATGATGCGGGTTGAAAAATGTCTTCAACACATGCACAATGACCTGTTGGAAAACGACTATGACGCCGCCTTAGTCAAGGCTGTTGCGCTGGTAGCGGAGGCCCGCATTCTCACCAATGTAATCCTACTCATGAAGGAGCAGAAAAATGGCATACGTAAATAAACCCCGCCCCTACAAAAAAGAGTACCAGCAGCAGCTTGACCGTGGGGACATCCCCAACAAGCTGGAGCGCCAGAAGGCGCGGCGCAAGCTGGACGCCAAGGGTGTAGACCGGGCGGGCAAGGATGTCGCACACGTTAAAGCTCTCAGCAAGGGCGGCAGCAATGCTGACGGAGTGCGGCTTGAGTCACCGTCTAAAAACCGTTCGTTCAAACGCAACTCAGATGGGTCGATGAAGTAATGCAAGTCCTAGCAGGTCGTACGCTGGTCATCAAGACCAAGTTCCCCGCCCGTATCACCGAGACCATCCCTGAGAGCAAGATAGTCAACAACTACGGGGATGGCCGGTACGAGGTGTCTGTGAACTGGGGTTTTAAGGAAGCCCTGACGCTGAGCAAGCTCAATGTCAAGAACGTCCCGTCACCTATCATCCGCGACTACAAGTGGCCGCGACCTATGGCGCTTACCCCGTTCGATCACCAGAAAGAAACGGCCTCTTTTCTTTCACTGCGTAAGCGGGCGTTCTGTTTTAACGAACAGGGCACGGGCAAGACCGCGTCAGTTATTTGGGCGGCAGACTACCTGATGAGCATCGGCGCTATCAAGCGGGTTCTGATTGTGTGTCCGTTGTCGATCATGCAGTCGGCATGGCAGCAGGACTTGTTCAAGTTCGCAGTGCATCGTACCGTGGACGTAGCGTACGGTTCCGCTGACAAGCGTAACAAGATCGCTCGCAGCGCGGCAGAGTTTGTGGTCATCAACTATGACGGCATCCCGGCTATCGCGGCGTCCATGCTCGACAAGAACATGTTCGACCTTGTGGTGATAGACGAGGCCAACGCCTACAAGAACGTGCAGACACAGCGCTGGAAGTTGATGCGTAAGCTCGTGCGTGAAGACTCGTGGCTGTGGCTGCTAACTGGTACACCCGCCGCTCAGTCGCCGCTCGACGCCTACGGGCTTGGCAAGCTGTGCGTACCGTCGCGGGCACCGCGTTTCTACGGGGACTACCGCGAGTCTGTCATGCAGCAGTTCGGCATGTATCGTTGGGAGCCGCGCCCCGAAGCCGAGAAGATTGTGTTTGAGATGTTGCAGCCAGCGATTCGGTTCACCAAGGCCGAGTGCTTGGACTTACCAGCTGTAACGCACGTCACACGCATGGCCCCCTTGTCAGCAGACCAGCGCAAGTATTACAAGGAGCTCAAGGACCAACTGCTGCTGGAGAGCAACGGCGAGGAGGTCAGCGCAGTGAACGCAGCGGCCAAGATGAGCAAGCTGCTCCAGATTTCTGGTGGCGCAGTGTACGCTGACACCGGCACCGTGGTTCACTTTGATGTGTCGTCACGGCTGAAGGTGGTGGAGGAAGTCATTGACGAAGCCAGCCACAAAGTGATTGTGTTTGTACCGTTTCGTCATACGATTGAGATGCTGCACAATCATCTGACCAAGGCGGGCATCACGAACGAAGTCATTCACGGGGACGTGTCTGTGCGTAATCGCACGGAGATTTTCAAGCGGTTCCAAGAGCAGCCGAACCCGCGAGTGCTTGTAGTGCAGCCATCTGCTGCGGCCCACGGGGTTACCCTAACAGCCGCGAACGTGATCATCTGGTACTCTCCTGTTACGTCCACAGAGACGTACTTGCAAGCCAACGCTCGTATTGATCGGCCCGGCCAACGCAACCCGATGACGATTGTGCATATCCAAGGCAGTCCAGTCGAGAACCGTCTATACAGCATGCTGCAAGGCAACATCAACAACCACGAAAAGTTGATTGATCTCTACAAAAAAGAGTTGGTAGAGACTTGACAAAGTCTAAAATACCACTACAATAAGAACCCTCTCAACCAAGGAGATGCGATGAACGATATGGACGAACTGTCCCAGCAGTATTTACGCCTTCGCCAGAAGCGCGAGCTTCTTAAAGAGCGGTTTACCGCTGAAGACGCAGAGCTTGAGAAAGCTATGGCAGAGGTCGAGACACAACTGCTCGACACACTTAACGCCTCAAACAGCAACAGCATGAGCACCAATTCAGCGGTGATCATTCGCACTGTTCGCAAACGCTACATGCCATCCAACTGGCCCGCAGTCTATGAGCTTATCAAGAAGCACGATGCTTATGGTTTGCTTGAGAAGCGCGTCCACAACGGAAACATGAAAGACTTTTTAGAAGAACACCCCGACGAGTACCCTGCCGGGATGAATGTTGATAGCAAATATGCGGTGACGGTACGCCGCAAAAACCAAGGAGAATGACGATGGCGAATATTCAAACTTTTAAGGGCAACATGCCCTCCCACTTGCAGAACGTGAAGCTTGATAACTTCACCCAAGCATTTACCGCGTCTGGTAGCAGCACTAAGCGCATCTCCCTGCGAGGCAAAGTCTTCCGGCTGGTTGACGGCGGCAAGGAGATTGCCAAGAACACTGACCCGCATCTCGATGTGGTGATTGTGAATGGCTCCACCACCGTGCAGAAAACTTTCCACGCTGGTACATACAGCGCAGAAGAAACCGCGCCGCCTGATTGCTGGTCCAGCGATGGTGAGCGCCCTGACGCTGAAGTAGAAAACCCACAGCACAGCGGCTGCAAAGAGTGCCCGAACGCCGTCAAGGGTTCGGCGGGCGGCACCAAGACCAAGTGCAGGTTCTCTCAGCGCGTTGCTGTCGTGTTGGCCAACAACCCATCTGGCGACATTTTCCAACTGGTGATTCCCGCAATGTCTTTGTTTGGCTCTGGCGACATGGAGCACATGCCTTTTCTGCAATACGCCCGCTTTGTCGGTAGCTCTGGGTTCAACCTAAACATGCTGACCACACGCCTGATGCTGGACGACGACGCAGATGTACCCAAGCTGTTCTTCAGCAACGTGGAGTTCCTTGACTCTGATACCTACGACATCATTGTCGAGCAGGGTGCAGCACCCGCCGCAGTCGCCGCAGGTAAGCTCAACTTCAAGAAGCGTGACACCGCCGCGATGGCTGCGCCTGCAATGCCACGGCTCGTAGCGCCTGCTGGTTCTGCCGCCGCGAAGATCAAAGCTGCCGAGACCGTTGATGAGCCAGCGTCA